AGACGGTTAGCGGAACATCTGGCGCAGCCAATAGGCTACGTCACCCGAATGTTGTACCGCCCACAGCGCACACCAGCACACTGCCATGAAAGCGACCAGTCCCAGCGCATCCCATGCGGCTTCGATGAGGACGGCCAGCGACAGCTCAGGGCGAGAGCGGCGGGTTAGGGCGTTCATAGGCCAGCCTCCCGTACCTTGGCGAGAGCGGCTTCTGCTGATTCATGGTGTACGTATGCGAGTACACTTTCCAGCGCCTCCGCCAGTTCCCGTATCAGCTCACGGTTCTGGTCGGTGACGTACTGAGCGAATGCAGCCATTGCCCATGCTGTGTTTTGCTCTCTACTACGCCCATTTTTGGGGTCTGCATTTCTGAACATCCGATCGAACACTTCTGGACGACGCTTAAACTCAATCGCGGCATCTTCCATCGCCGTTGCCCGTTCCAGCACCTGCTTAATATCGCTCATTTCGCTTGCTCCTTCGGCTTCACTTCGGTTATGCGCTCCCAGCCGATCACGGCCAGGATCTTCGGCCCAGGTTCCCTACGCCCATTCAGCACATCGGCCACATAGCTTGGACTCAGCCCATAGGCTTTACAGAACGCATTGCGGCTCTCGTGCTGGGCTATAGCGTTGGTTAGGGCTTCGATGGGAGTCATGCCGCCCAGCTCTTTCCGTGGTTTGCTCCACCGCAGGAACACTCACAGTTAGGGCCGCGTGATCCCATACAACGGGCGTCACAAACATGCTCGGGCGCAACGTGGCCGCTCAGGATTCCGGGTTTCATCAGTTTGTGACAGTTTGGGCAAATCCCCATTTCGGTGTCGCCGCCATACTCTGTTGGATAACCGCCGCCGCAACTCTCAATCCATACGCTGGAATCGACCATCTTGCCATTCGAGTCTTGTCGCATGAAGTAGCCTTTACGCGGGTTAATTGGGTATTCCACGCGTCGCGCTACCTTGCACCGCTTGCAGTTGTAAATGACCACTCGCGTCATGTTAGTATCCTCCAAAATTGTGAGCGGCTTGCGTACCGCTCAGGCAGTTACCAACTGCACGTCCCCTAAGCGGGAGTGTTGGCGCTGAGGGAATCTAGGCTTCCACGACATTCGGGTTGTTCTGCATCGCAGTAACTAACGCGTCGATTGTCGGCTTGTGATTGGTCTCGATACAGAATGCGTGCGACAAATTGGCGAAATTGCCGCTGAAGCGGTAAACGCCGTTGCATTCATACATGCGCGGACCGTCGATAAAGCTGGGATTATCCGGCGTGCTCGGCTCCCACCGTTTGCAATTCGGGTTGTCGATTCCGTAACACGGATCAACGGAGTAACCCGGAAGCCAATAGTCGTCGAGTCGATACTTTGCCAGCACATCGAGCAGGACGCTAATATCGTCTTCCTCTTCTCCGGCCCAATGTGAGCCGTTGTAGTGGATATAGATAAACGGCTGATGTTGAATCGCTTGCACGACATCCCACTTGCCATCGGGACCGCCCGGACTGCCCTTAATCACGATTGGCGCGGGATCTGGAGGATTCAGCAGGTCAGCCACGCACTGCGGTAACGCGTCCTGTTTGCCGACCCACGATCCTTTTGCCCACCAAAAGCCAGCAGCCTTTAGCGCGTCCAAAATCTCGCGTTCCGGCTTCTCGGCAAACGTTACTGAGCAATACTCATTGTTCGTGTAGCGTTCGATTGCTACGCCATTTGGCGCTTCGTCGGCTACAGCCTTGCGTGCGCCCTGTTTCTTGACCTGTTCGAGCCGCTTTTTGTCATCGCGGATGCGAGCGCCCAAATTGGTCAGCTCATACGGCAAATGCGGTGCTGATCCCCAATAAGCGCCAGCCGCCGCGAGTTTCACGCGTAACTGTTCAATGTCGATCCCGATTGCCAGCAGTCCAGCCGCGTCATTCTTGCGATATAGGCTGTTAACCTGCTTCATGCGGTCGCGTTTGGCTTCGTTCTCGGCAATGCGCTGCTCTAGCTGTTCTACGGCGTCGGTATCGTCCGAGAATATGGAGCGATCAAGCTGATTCTCCAGACCTGCCGCTTTCGCTTCGTGATGCTCGGCAAGTTTCTGATGTTCCACTGACTTGCCTAGTAGATTCCATGCGCGATCACGGTAATTGCGGTCGCGCTGTTCGCTGTGATGGCCTACCAAAATCGGCTGACCCATCGGAATTACTGACATCATGGAATGTGAGCGTTCGGAAGCGGCATTTGAGCGTGCCTCAGCCTTTTGCGCCCATTCCTGGCGTCGTTCAATCTTGCGTTCGAGTCGTTCACGTCTAGTCATTTCGTCACTCCATGCGATTGGTTATCGCTAAGCCTTCCAGTCCGCATCCTGTCACGGTGCGGAGTGCAGGGTTTAGGCAACATCCAAGTGCAGCGCCTTTGCTGCGATTACCGCATCCTGCCGTGTGTAGTGCTCACTGATAGTGTGAATCTTGATCGTGGTTGGGGTATCCTCGAAACGGATTAGTGACCACTGTTTACGCTCTGGATTGTCGTACCCGAAAGGGCAGTAGATAACGGAGAATTCGGCTGTATCCTGCATGGTGTCACTCCTTCTCAGCGTGGTAACGCTGTGTTGATTGGTTAGGCCGCCATAGTCGCCAGCATCTGTTTCCAGTACGGGTGGTCAACTTCACACTCCCAGCGAGCGCCAAGCGGCAATCCGTAAATGTCAAAGCCGACCGTCTCGTATTCATTCAGGCGATAGACGCTGGTGCGATGCTGCCAGTAGGAAACCTTGCCGGTCTCTGTGCTAACAGTCGCTACTCGCTGGGCCTGTTCTAGGTTGGTCATCGTGGTCACTCCTTAACAACAGGTACATATTCGCACGAACGCGTTAACGCGTCAATAGAGAATATGTAAAGAATTGTAAAGTTGCTTGCAAATAAGGGGATAGGTGATAGTTTTCGGGGTATGCAGTGGACGCGGCATCCTGGCAAAAGCAATATCAGGAAGGAACGTGCTAGTTCCTCGCCTGAGCTACGGGCTGCATGGCGTGAGTTTTACGCTGCTGGTGGATTCAAAAGAAAGCGCAAAGACAGCAGTACGGCTGGGAGTTTCACATTAACTGGTTCTCCCCACTCATCCGCTCCAGAAATGGAGAGTAGTGCGAAAACGCACGCCGGGGATCACTCCGGTCAAGGTCGCTACTGAGCGGCAGTCCTGCCTGAGCGGAAACGCAAACCAAGGCAGGGGATACGAGATAGCAGCCTACTGACACCGTTCTTCGGCGAATTGTTTACTTCCTGGTAACTCCTAAAAAACAGCCTTGTCTCATTACTGCCGTAGGCTATCCGCGAAGCGGACAAGTACTTGACTTACTGTTCTATACTTACTTCGTGAGCACTTCAGAACCAATCGTTCTCCCTGCTGAACAGCCGAAACCTCGCAAGGGAGAACGCGCCGCTAAGATACGACAACTCGCCTTGCGGCATCCCGAGCTATCACAAGCTGACATCGCCAAGAAGGTAGGATGCAAACCGCAAAACGTCTCCGGCGTTCTTGCTACATTCCTTGCTGATAAGAAATACGATGAACTTCAGGAATTCCGAGAAAACAAAACAGAAATCTTTGAAGCCGTTCAGTACAACGCACTTGCATCCATTACAAGCGATCATCTGAGAAACGCGTCCTTCCAGCAACTGGTGACTGGTGCAGCCATTCTCCAGGATAAGATCCAGCTAATGAGTGGTTTACCGACATCGATACACGTCACGGCGCTAGTCGATGTGCTCGAGCAGCTCCGCAAAAGGGACGACGACAAGCGATGATCCCCCACGCCAGCAGAGACAAAATGCAGGCAGAGAATCAAGGTAGTCAACAGCGAGTGGTAAGAACTACACAGCAGCAAAAAAGAGATGGCTGGGAAGGGCCGGCAAAAAAGAATTACTTAGGCCGGGCCGCCGCCCCCATAGGCAGGGGCGGGGTGCGATGCGGTATCACCCCCTACCGATATTCTTCCCCCAAAGGGCCTTCCTAAGTCGTTGAAAACAATGGAAGCTTACGAACAATGCGAGTTTCTGATTCGGGCCGATGGGACGGTGATGTTGAGTAGGAACTCGGTATGGTGGCAGGAGTGGTTATGTGAGCCGGAGTCGGTGAATCTGGCGGAGGATGATGGCGCGTAGGAAGCGGGAGCAGACGGTTGGCGGGGTGACGGTGAGTGCGACGGCTGCAGCTATTTCTGCGATTGTGGCGGGGTACGACCCAAAGAAGCCGGAGACGCTGGACCTGGTTGATGCGAAGGCGAAAGCGGCAAACAAGCTATGGTTTCTGAAGCCGAACCGGGTGCAGGAGGATTTCTTTCGGATCAAGAACAAGTCTGGGCGGATGCCGCGGACGCGAATCTTTGAGGCCGGAAATCAAAGTGGTAAGACTACTATCGGCGTGGCTGAAGACATTGCTCACGCGATGGGGTTTCGCCCGTGGCTGGACAAGAACGACCCTGACTTTTACACGCGGATGAAGGTACCGAATGTGGGAATGGTGGGGGTTGAGGTAGCCGGTCAGAATCTGATTCAGCGTATCGAGCCTCTGTTCAGAGAGTTCATTCCTGCGCACTGTGAGGCTGAGTACGACCGTTACTCGGATGGGTCGATCAAGTGTCTGACACTTAAGTATGACTACTTCGGCAATCCCTGCGGGTCGAAGATTCACTTTCGGTCGTATGTGCAGGGTGCGGATACCTTTGAGGGAGTGCTATCCGATTGGATACACTGGGATGAACCCCCTCCACAGCCGATTCTGAACGCCGCTAACCGTGGCAAGATGGCGACGAATGCTCCTTCGTGGTTCACCATGACCCCGCTGAAGGAGCCGTATATCTATGACATCTTTAGTCTTAACGCCTTCAACAACGAAGGCGAGGACCAGAACATTGCGATTTTCCGGTGTAGTACGTGGGAGAACTGCCAAGACTGGTGCCGTGACTGTGATGTGACGATACCGGAGAACGACCCGGACCGGCTGGAGCCGGGACAGCAGCGCCCGGTGAATCGGTGTCCGCAGTGCCACAAGATTCTCGGATTCATGCCTCGAGCCGGTATTGACAACTATCTCAAGACGATTACTGATTTGGACGAGCGAGAGGCTCGTGAGGAAGGTAAGTGGAAACACCTTTCGGGCATGGTTTACAAGGAGTTAGACCGTGACGTTCATCTCTATGAGGACTTCAGGATTCCGCCCAACTGGATGCGGATTGAGTGTGTGGACCCGTCTGATGCCCGTCCTACACGATGGCTGTTTGGCGCTGTCTCACCCGAGGAGATCGTGGTCAATTCCCGTCCAGCCAATCGTATCTACTGGTATGACTACTTACTCACCGCAGGAAACATCGGGAAGATCGCCCGTTCGGTGATGGTAAAACGCGCCGAACACGACTACCGCGAACCGGCAATGGTCATCCTGGATGCAAAGTTTGGGGCGAAGACCGTTCAGACTGCCGATGAGACAACGACGTGGGAGGAGGAGTTGGAGCGGTCGGGCATCAAGAAGATCAGGCTCTCTCACAGTTCCCCGGGTGATATTGCGTTGGGTCACAAGCGGGTGAAGGAGTATCTGGCCAAGCACTATTCGGCGGTGAAGGACGGCGAGTTCCCCGGCATGATGTTTGCCAAAGAGGCGTGTCGCGGCGACCGTGGCCCGATTCAGGACATGTTCAACTACCGTTGGAAAGAGGGTTCGGACAAGCCGGAGGAGGACTTCAAGGACTTCTGCGACTGTGTTCGGTATGGGGCTTTGGAGCAGCCGGTGTACCGGGTACCCCAACCGGATGGGTGGGTTCCTGAGTCACCACAACATGCAGAGTACAATCCTCTTTACTTTGGTCTGACAATGCGCTAAGAGAGAGTAGATCATATGGCATCATTAGTTGCGTTCATACCCTTAATCGCGGCTGGCGTTGGAGCGGCAGTGACCGGGGTTGAATTGTCACAGATGCCGAAAGCTCCTTCGGCTCCGACTCCGATAGCGTCTGAGACGGCGCAAGCGAAGGAGCAACAGGCCGCTGCGATGGCTCAAGCTCATGCGCTCCGCGAACGTCGCGGGTTATCGTCAACCATTCTCACTAGTCCAACTGGAGCACAGCCAGCACAAACGCAGTCGGCAACGCTAGGAACGTAATGCCTTATCCCTCGATGAATCTTCGGCAGTTTCTGACTACGAACTCCTACCCAGCATCTTCTATGGGCGAACGGAGCGACGAGCAGAAAGCCAAGGACTGCCAGAAGTACCTCCAGGTGATGGCCGACTACCGTATCCAGTGGGAGCCGATGATTGACAACATCATCATGTATGTCAATCACGGACGGAGGTTTGTACAGGATTGGAACTTGTGGGACGGACAGCAGACCGGGCAGGAGGTATTCGATGACTCAGCCATGCTTGCACGAAACATGCTTGTGGATGGTATGGTCGGATATCTGTGTAGTCGGAATCAGCCCTGGTTCGCCCTTGAAATTCCGGGCAAGTTCAACTTCCCCCGCTCCGTCGGAATGCGTGCATGGAACGGAAAGCGCATCGACTCCTACCCTCAAGTCCAGCAGTGGATTCAGGACTGCCAGACGGTCATGTACTCGGCGTTCAACCGTTCTAACTTCTACGACCTGATTCCGCAGTTCATCTCCGATGGCGCTACCTGCGGGACTGCCTACATGCAGATTGAGGAGGACGTACCGCAAGCAACGATTGTGTTCACCGTGCCCCACTTCCGCGAGTGCTTCATCTCCGAGAACCAGTGGGGCAAAGTCGATACCGTCTACCGTGTGTACATCATGACCCTTCGCCAACTGAAGCAGAAGTTTGGCGAGGAGAAGATGAAGCAGGTAGACGATAACTTCCAGCGTGACTACGAGCAGAACATGTACGCCACGCGGCAAGTCCTGCACG